AGGTCCAGCTACGACGCTATCCGCTCCTGCCGGTCCTACCGCTCCTGCCGGTCCAGCAGGGCCGGTAGGTCCCGTAGGTCCAGCTACGACGCTTGCGGCTCCGGTGTTGCCGATAGGCCCTTGTGGTCCCGTAGGGCCGGTAGGTCCCGTAGGTCCAGCTACGACGCTATCCGCTCCTGCCGGTCCTACCGCTCCTGCCGGTCCAGCAGGGCCGGTAGGTCCCGTAGGTCCAGCTACGACGCTTGCGGCGCCTTGCGGCCCGTCCAAGCCCTGCGGACCCATAGGCCCCCGTGGTCCTGGTACGGTGCTCGCAGCGCCCGAAGGCCCCGCAGGTCCGGTAGGGCCGGTTACAACGCTCGTCGGCCCTCGTGGTCCTTGCGGCCCCGTCGCGCCTTGCTGCCCGTCATCTCCTTTAGGCCCGCGAGGGCCTGTGAAGTCTGCCACTTGTTATGTCTCGAAAAGGGATTAAGAAATGTCGGTCCAGTTGTGAGACTTGGGCGACGATTGGCCGAGCGCGTGCGCGACGAACTTGTCAAGCTCTTTCTGTAGGAGTTCGTTGCGGTGATTCGAGAGTTCTTCCATTGCATCGAGGCTCAAGAGCTTCATCCAATGAGCACACGCACCGGCCACTGATTCCAGACGGTCTTCGTTCGGGAGTGAGCCGCGTTCGCGTGTGATGCGGGACAACTGCTGCACGAACGAATACTTGCTATCCTCTGCCTGCTTCACGAGATCGTCTTCGATGACGCGCCGGTCCACTACGAGGCGATGCGAGCGCATAATCGGTTCGAGCGTGTCGCAGATGCGAAGCTCTTTCTGTGATGAAGACCACTCTGCGTCGATGATCGTGCAGCTATGCACTTTCCTGACGACAGGCTCAAGCAGCTTCGTGAACATCCCGCCGCCGTAGTTCGGCTCACAGAGAATCGTGCCGACCTTGTGCCGAAGCGCCTTCCCTGCGAGCGCCTTCAGCGTGTCCTCTCCGAAGCCGTCGCGGTAGCCGCCCACATCGACGAGATACAGCGTGCCGCCGAGGAAGCGCACGATGGCGTAGGCCGTCTCGTCCTTGCCGGTGCCTGACGGGTCGATATACATGGCTGTGCCGGTGTACTCTGCCATCTCGGGCGAGTGATACGCGGGCATATAGTACGCATCGCCTTCGATCCCGCCGCACTCTAGGTCGTTCCATGCCTTTTGCTGATCGTTGCACCACGCCATCTTCATTGGGGCCATCGCATCGTCGCAATCCCACACGATCAGGTCACGACACTTCAGCGGGTGCCGGTCAAGGTCGGCTATCGACGTGTCCAGCATGAATTGCAGGAAGTAGCCTGCTGATCCATACGAGAGACGGCGCTGTGCCAAGTCTTCGAGGCTGAATCGGTTCGGTTCGAGCGGTGTCCCCGGCTTCACGCCCGCCGCGAACGCAGCAGCGATAGAAGGCGCAAGTCGGCCATGATACCGCTCCACATTCAGCGGCATCTCAGCAGGCCAGATGCGCGTAGCGTAGCCGCGCTTCTCTAGGCGCTTGTAGAGAGACGCTTCCGTTTGCGGCGTGCCGAGGTACACAACACGACCACCAGGTTTCAGCACGGCATCGAACTCTTTCACCAGTTCTGCGACACGCTCGCGGAGTGCGTGCGTGAAGGAGTTCTTCGGAACCTCGATGTCGTCAGGGATGATGATGTCGGCGCGACTTCCGGTGATCTGCCCGGTGATGCCAGCGGACTTCACAGACGGCGCGGGGTCAGGCTCAGCCGGTCCTACGTCGAACAGGAGATTCGAGGATCGCTGCCACGGGTTAGGCGACAGGTGTTGCAGGATCGGCACGGTGTCGATCAACTGCTTGACGAATATCGAGAAGTTGTCCGCGAGTACCTGAGACGCTGATACAACGAGAATCTTCTTCTGCGGATTGTGCAGCAGAACGAAGCAGACGAACGCTGCTGCGATCCACGACTTCCCTACGCCTCGAAATGCTTGGACGATCTGACGATCCGGCCCGTTCTGCATCCAGCGGGCGATCTCAAGCTGCGTTGCGGTCGGCTTAGGGAGGCCGAGATGAATCCAGATGTAGTGAAGAAAGCGCCGAAAGTCTGCAATCTCTGCGAGCGAGTCGGCGTCGGGTGTCATCCCTGCCTGCGAGTCGCGATGTCGATGACGTGTGCCTCGTCATCATCGGTGAAGACAGGCGTGTCCTTCAGGTAGTCCTTTAACTCCTTCGGAATCTGTGCAGGGTTGAGAGTCCAGCCCTGTTGACCGAAGAAACGTGCCATTGTTGCGAGGTCTGTTGATGTAGCCTTGCGCTCTTCGAGCAACCAATTCCAATACTGCAACAGCTTGCCCTTCATGCGGTCGAACAACTGAAGCTGCTCCTTCATCGTCAAGTCCTCGAAAGGGACGACGGGCACCTTCTCTTCTGTCTCTTCGTCGAAGTCGGTCATGTGGTGTGGCGGGAAAGGAACTCCTTCGCGATCTGTGCTCCGATAGTCAGCACAGCAACAGTCGCGGCGATTCGTGCTTGTGCTCGCATCTGCCACGCCTCAATAGCCGTGACTCGCGCTTCAGTGTCCTTGCTGCTTTCCATGAGCGCGTCGATCTTGGCTTCGATCTGCCCGAGCTTGTGAAAGACCGTAGAGTTATCCATCGGAGGAATGAGGAAAGCCCCCCGCCATTGCTGACGAGGGGCTATCGGTGAGCGTGCGGTTACTTCGCGAAGTCGAGGATGTCCTGTACGCCCTTGTTATCGAGGTACTGTGCATTCGCTTTCGCGAGACGGCGAACTTCGATCTGCTTGTTGAGTTCGGGGAACTCGCTCAGCATGATGTCCTGTGCGTTCGTTCGCTGCTGCATGATGATCTCTGCGGCAAGCTGGAACTTTGTCCCTCCTGGCGCATACTGATCGTCGCCTTCGGGGATGTTCTTCCATGCAGGGCTGTTCACAAGCGATGCAAGCTGTTGCCGCAGTGGGGGAAGACCCTTCGAGGCATCGCCCCCATGCAGTTCGAGCCAGCGGTCGTAAGCGGACTGACCTTTCGCATTCACTATCGCGGGGTTGCTCCGGTCACGCAGCGACAAGCCTTCGAGCATCGGGTTCGGAAGGTTGATACCGGCACGATCCTCCGAGATGCGGATAAGCTCTTCCATGACATCGCCGTCTACCTGCTCTCGCGAGATAGTGAACGGGTTCACGCGATTCGCGCCGTACATCGCCGGAGGCTGCAACATCTTCTCTCCGAACAGATTTCGGCGTGATTCGAGGCCGTCACTGAAGCCGGGAATGCGCGACTGCACGAGGTTGATCGCCTGCTCAACGTCTGCGAAGAAGCCACCAGGGTTCTCCGGTCGCACGTCCTGTACGGTTTCAGAGGGGTTCAGCAGCGGGAGGCCGCTCGGCACGAGAGACGCAACCGAGTTCGCGAAGAAGCGGGACATCTTCTTCTGCTCGCCTGACGCGATGGCATCGAGTGCATCCACCATGCCCTGCAAGTACGACTTCGAGAACACAGCCGAAGCGACACCGGCCATTGTAGCCGACACAAGCCCGCCTGCGTCCTGCTCATCCATCTCCCCGAACATCTGCACCATGTCTGCGGTGAGGGCGAACGGAGCGAGAGACGGCTCAGCACGGCGGTACAGCACATAGCGGTAGCCGTCCGCAGTCGGAACGCGGAAGCTGTATGGCTTCCATCCGGTTGATTCCAGCATCGAGCGAAGGTCGGGGTCTTTCGGCCCGCGTCCCGTGATCGCGCCATCCATCGCGAGCATGAAGCCCGTTGTCCAGAGCATCCCGCCCATCTCCATCTTCGCCGTCGCAATCGCCGCACGCTCGCCACCAGCTTCGATGGCTTCCTTGTACGACTGTGAGACGAACTGCGTCAGCCCTGGCGTGCGATCTCCGAGGAAGCGCAAGATGTTCGTAGGCACTTTGATGAAGGGCAGCACAAAGCGCACGGCGGCGTTCCCGTTCGCGAGTGCGTTGAGCGAGTGCGCGAGTGTTCCAGGCTGCAACGGTTCCTGCAACGTCGCCTCCTGCGCGTACTTCATTGCCTTCGCGTTGACGGCTGAGCCACCCTCTGAAACACCGAGCTTGTACGCCTCACCGATCCGGCGCGAGACTTCCGCAGGGTCCGTGATGCCTTCGAGCCGCGCCTGTCGCAACACATCAGACCGCTGCACCGAGCGGTAGTTGATCTGCTTGAAGAACTCGTCCTCAGCCACGAGCAACTGACCGGGGGTGTTGAGCAGCCGAGTTCCGAAGCCGGGACGGTTCAGGCCCTCAGCGGCGATCTCCACACCGTCAACGCCACGGACGTTATCGAGAGCGCCCGTGCCCTGCTGCAACGCAATGCCAGCAAGCCGCAGTGACTCGCGGAAGTTCAGGCCGAGGCCGACCATCGTATCCCACGCCTCGCCTCGAAGCTCCTTGTTGCCGGTACGGACACCGGCCCAATACGTCTCGGCGGGCTTCTGAATCGCGATGAAGCTGTTCGAGAGGACGTTCGCGATGTGAGTCTTCGGGCTGTAGAGCAGCATCGACGTGCGGAAGTTGTTGAACTTCTGCAAGCGAGTCAGCGGTGCCTTCGGTCCTGCTTCGCGTGCGGCCTTCGAGTGCAGGTCGATAGCGTTGAGAAGGCTCTCGCGCACGCCTTGTTCGTCGCTCGCATAGAAAATCTGACGCATGAATCCCATGACTTCTTCCTTCGTCCAGTTCCCGTTGTTCACGAGATCGGTGAAGGGGGTTGCCGTGGACGCAGCCTCTTCGAGCACAGCCTTCTCGCCTGCGATGGATGCCGGAGTATCGCTCGCCTTGCGCCCCGCTTCCGACAGGCCAAAGAACAGCCGGTCTACCGCGCCTGCTTCCGGCTTGAGTTGCATCTGTCGCAGCCCGCGTCCAAGCTCAGACGCAATGCGCGTCACGCCGATCTCCGCGCCGAGCAGCGTATCCAGGGTCTTTATCATCGCTTCCATCGCGACGGAGTTGTCCGGGTTCGCTGTCATAATTGCGGCCATCTTGCGCGTGTGCTGTTCGAGGCCCGCGATGTACGTCCGGTGCGCGAGCATGAAGGCGTCGATGTTCTTCACGTCGCCGTACTTCGCTCGAATACCTGCAACCACATCGGCCCCGTTCTCGCCGGGGAACAGCTTCTCGGCGTGTGCGAAGAGTTCATCGTCCGCCCGCACAGCGCCCTTCTCGAACTGCTGTGCGAATACGTCAGCCGTCGCCTCGATGAACCGAAGCCCGTCTTCAGGCCGGTCGTAGTAGTTCACGTTCAGCGATGTCTCGTCGAAAATCTTCTTGATGTCATCAGCCGTTGTCTCTTTGCCGAAGCGAGTCGCGGACTCCATGACCAGACGCAGGGATTCCGCATCGAGGTAGGTCGGCGGCTTCGCAGCGTCCTTCGAGACAAGGTTGATCGTCGCCGCCATGTTCTCGGCCTGCTCGCGGTTCGTGAAGCTCAGCCCTTCGAGGCCCTGCTTGCCCTCCCGCTCCGCGCCGTCTAGCACAGCATCGGCGGCTGCGTTCGCCCCATCAGGCTTCGCGGGGTCCGTGAAGTGAATCTCGAAGCCGGTCGTTGTCTCGATGACGCGAACTGACTCTGTGGCCTTGTCCGCTGCTTGGCCGGTAAGGGCCTCTGTAGCCGTCTGCGGCCCTGCACCCTTACCTGCGCCTGCTGCTGCCCCCGAAGCCCCGTGACGGGCACGGTAGAGGGCCTTCACGCCGGATGTCACGCCGTCGATAACCGCGCCACTGACGAAGCCTTCGAGGGCATTCTTCATCCGGCGCTCTGCCTGCGAGTCGTTCGGGTCCGAGGCGAGGTAGCGCGTCACTGCATTGTTCAGCCAGCGAGGGCCTTGTGAGGCCGAGGCTCGCAGGGCGACATCCGAGACGCGTGCTGCGTCAGGGTCCACGGTGAAGGCGTCAGCCGCCCCCGCCGCGAGGACCGCATCTCCGAGCTTCGCCGCACGCGCCACGCCCTTGACGGCTGTTCCCGCCGCCTGTGCGCCCACTACAGCCGCTCGCGTGCCGGTTAGGGCCTGGAGTGGCTTCACGACCTTCGAGAAGCCTACAAGCCCCACAGCGAAGCTCGTGATGCCCTCGATGAACGACAGCCCCCCTCCGCGATTCGTGCCGAAGGCGTTGCTGATGTCCTCTTCGGTGAAGACGCCATCCACCTTATCCGGCGACTCCCACCACTTCGCCACGCTGCCAGGGGTTGAATCGAACAGCGCCCCTACGCCCTTCGCGACATAGTTCGCGGAGCGGGTGATCTCGTTCACGCCTCCGGCCACTCCGCGTGCGAGGGTCGCAGGCAGAGCGGAGAAGATGCTTTCATCCTTCTTTGCGTTGCGTGCAGTGACTCGTTCGAGGTACGTCGCCGGAGAGCCAGTACGCGGCTGCACAACCTCGCCGTTGTTCGGAGGGGCCTGCTCGCCGTACTGCTCCCCGTCCTTCACAAACCAATCGGGGAGCTTGGGGGGTTTAGTGGACATAAATTACGGCTTCTTTGTTGATGTGGGAGTGCGTGCCTGCTGAGCGGTGATGATCCGGCCCGCCTTCAACCGGATGATGCGGACTTGCGACATCGACAGTCCTTCAGCCACCGTCGTGTTGCCGGAAGCGTAGGCGACTGCGAGTTGATCGTACTCCACCGGAGACAGGTTTCGGGGGGCAGCAATCGCTTGCGCGGGGTCCGCGTTCGGATCGAAGTTCCCTGCGACAGAATCGGTAGCCGTCTTTCGCGCCTGCGGCCCCATCTCCTGACTCAACTGGAAGGTGATATTCTGGATGACAGAGCGATTCTCTGGTGCGCCGACGAAGCTCTGGTAGAACTTCTCGAAGAACGGCACGTCAGGCTGTACGCCCGTGCGGGCCATCTCTGCGTTCGCTGCTGCTGTCACTGCGGCGTAGAAGCGCGTCCGAAGACCGCCCCCGAGGAACTTGTTGCGGTCAGCGTCGGCAATCTTGTTGATGGAGTTGACGACGAAGCCTGAGTTCTGCATGACGAGCTGTGCGACAGTGCGCTTCTCGTTCCGCGCACGGTCTGTGTTCCGCATTGAAATGCTCGTGTACTCCTGTGCGGACTGAACAAGCCGAGCATACGTCTCGCGGCTGATCTCCTTCTTCTCCAAGAAACCACCGAGGCCACGGATGTCGATGCGGCCCTCAGTCGCTCGGATGGTGAGATCGTCCACGAGGGAAGGGTTCTCTTGCGACGTGCGGAGGTTGCTCTCGCGCATCTTCTGAATCGTCTGCGCTGCGTTGATGTCGCCCGCATCGGACATCTGTTGCCGGAGCTTGTCGTAGTCCGAGTTCTTCAGGAAGTCTGCACGCGGATCGTTGAACAGTTGAATGATGGCAGCGCCGACTTCGTTGCGGACCACAGCCACACGAGCGTCTACGGCCTGCGCCTGTCGCGTGTCATCCTGAATACGGAGGTCTGCGACGGCCCCCGCAACACGGTCGTAGCTGTTGATGCCCGCGCCGGTCGCCCGCATCGTGCCGCCATCGCTGCGCTTCACGCTATCGAGCAGCGCCCGCACGAGCGTGTCGTCGCGCTCCGAGACACCGGCCTCGATGATTGCCTTCGCTACATCCTCGTCGATGGCTGACGCCTTACCGGGGAGCAGCGCACGCAACGCCGTCGTCTGCTGCTGAATGCCTGCGGCCATCTGCTCAGCCGTGAGGCCGTTCTTCTTGCCGTCGATGATGACTTGCCGGATAACGGCGGGGTTCCTATCGAGCATCGCCTTCTGTGACTGCACGCCCACAGTCTGAGCCACCTGAAAGCGGAGCCGGTTGAGTTCGGTTGCGGCCTGTCCCTGGTAGCCCGCCTGAAAGAACTCGCTGCCCGAGGTTGCGCCGAGGCCCTGCTCGAACTGCGTCGTGAACTGTGCCGCCGCCGCGTCGAAGCCGTCGATGCTCTCGCTTGCGCCGGGGGTCTGCTCGATGTGCTGCGAGAGCCGAGCGCCATAGTCTGCTGATGCGAGCTTGCCGAACTGTTCCTCGAAGTAGCCCCAAAACATCGGAGACTCGTGAGGCGCGATGACGCCCCGCTGCACGTCTGCGAGGGTACGCTTGCCATCTTTGTAGTTCTGTGCGGCGAGCGCCTGCAAGCGATCCTTCGCCTTCTGATCTTCAACGGCTGCAAGCGTGTCGCTGAAGCGTCCGACCTTTGGGGCAACCTCTGCGAGTGCGCCCGCAAGCTGGCTCAACTGGCTCTGCTGTGCGGGGTACCGAAACGTGTCTACCGGATTCGCTGCGACCGAGAGGCCCCGAGACTGATCCGGTAGACGCACCTTAAAACTGGACATGGCTATGGGAGCTTGAAGACGGGATCAATCGGGAGCGAGGCGCTTCCGTTCGATTTCATGGTGGACCGGCGCTTGAGCCGATCTGAGAGTTCGAGCGCCGAGCCTCCGATCTGCAAGCCCGTCGCGAGTGCGCTCGGAGCGGCAACCTGATTCGCTCGGTTGTTCGCAGCAGCCTTCGAGCCTTCCTTCTGGCGTGTGATCTGATCGAGCGTCGTGCCGAGGTTCGTGTTCACTTCGTCGATCTGTGACGCTCCATCAGCGACGAGCGTATTGAGTGCCGCAGACACCGACTGTCCGGTCACGCCCGCTGCACCGCTCATAGTGACGGTCTGCCCCTGCGCTGCCTGCACCTGACGCTGAATACGGCGCACGGCATCCGAGGCCGATGCCTGCTCCTGCGCGGCGCGTGTGTTGAGATCGTTGTAGTTCTGAAGCAGGCTGTCGGCTGCGCTTCCGGCCATAGCCTTCGCCTGCTTGCCCTTTTGGATGTAGTCGCCCACAGCGGAGCCGATAGACGCAGCAGTCGAGACAACAGCAAGTCCGGCGCTAACTGGTTCGCACATGGCGTAGGGTGACGGGGGTGTAGAGTGCGGCGTTGTGCTCGAAAGCATCGCCAAGAGTGAAGCCAACTGCCTTGCACCATTCAACGTGCAGCTTGTTGCCGAGCCACACATGGTTGTAGAGCGTGCCGTACTTCGCCGCCCACTCAGGGAGCAGCGTGTCGCGGCTGTATTCGATCAGGAAGCGAATGTGGCGCATCGAGAGGCCCTGGCACGCCATCAGCCAGGGAGACGCCATCTCTTCGGGATGGAAGAAGTTCGTAGCGATGCCGCCGATAGCTACCGCAAAGCCGTAGTCATCGCACAGCACGAAGCACTCCGTCGATGCCTCGAACGCGAAGATGACGCCCTCACGCGGTTCCTTCCCGCCGAGCATGACTTCCACGCTGTCAGCGAAGCGGAGCCGATCTGCAACTTCCTTCGCGTCGTTGAGACACGCCGGTCGAATGTGAGGGGTGCTAGTACGCACGGGTCTGCGGAGAGAAGGTGAAAGAGCACTCGCCGCCCGTGAGACGCAGCGGGAAGTGTTGGCGGGAGATGGCAGTGAGCACAGAGGTCGGCGCGTTGTGCAGCACCGAGCAGCGAGCTTCGCTGATCTGCGGTTCAGGCTTGCCGTCGAAGTTGCGAGATTCAAGAGGCCGCTTAAAGCGGGCGATTGTAACCAGGAGCTTCGAGTCTGCGTCGATGTGGAAGACGTACTCCCGCACAGTCGCGGGGCCGCGCCGATCGGTGATGTTGAAGTCGCGCCTGACGACGACAGGGGGAGACAGCTTCACGCTTGAGACGAAAGGCAGGCCAACGTACACAGCGCCGGTCTGTGGGATGCCGACAGCCACACGGTCAAGCGCGGGCCGAGTGGAGTTGATGCGAGCGCCGGTCACGGCATTCACGACGTACAGCGGAATGTTGACCGGCAGGTTGTAGGGAAGGGTCCACGATGATACGCCCCCCGGCGAGGGGCTGAAGTACACGCGGCGGTCCAGGAAGGGGGGCTTCATGTGGCTAGTTGTAAGGTTGGCGTTCGAGGGAGACGCGATTCAGAGACACACTGCTGTCGGGGTGCAAGAGCACAACGCCAAGCGTCTCCTGAAGCACGTCGATGGACTTCACACGATCAGGGAAAATCCACTTACACCATGCGGCCTGTGCGAGATCGCCATTCGCGGCCTCTGCGTAGGCGAAGAGGTAGACTGCTGTACCCGAGTCGGTCAGCAGGAAGATGCGCCGGAGGTTCGGAGCCGCCGCGAGCTTCAGAGGATTGCCGACGAGGTAGCCAGGAATCTTCAGCGTCAGCAGTTCAGCGAGAGCGGGCTGATTCGCGTCTCTCACGCGCAGCATTGAGACGTGTGTGACGCCCTCGTTGCCCGAAGCGAAGAAGAGAAAGTCACCGCTCGCTACCGGCTCACAGTTGCGCGAGCATGGCTGTGCCGTCACGCGCTTCAGGTACGCCGATGTTGGCGTCAGCGCCGGATTACCTTCGAGCACATGGATACCGTTGTCACTCGCGAGGTACAGCAGGCCACGAATCGTGACGGCTGCGCTGAAGTACGCGATCTCCGGCAACGAACTCTGCAAGTCCACCACGTCTGAATCAAGCAGCGCGACAGCGGACACCTTAAAGAAGTTGCCGTAGCTGTCGGCCTCTGAGCAGATAACACGATCCTCGCTGAGAATGCCAAGTCGGTTCTGCCACACGAATACGCCCGCGACACGCCGGTCAGTGAACGAGGGGAACGGCACAGTGATGTCGTCGCCCGCGCCTCGTGGTGCCCACTTGTTCGGCCCGAACACGAAGTAGTCGCCGGTCTGAAATATCGCGATGTCATCCGTCGTCAGCGCCGTAGAGCGGGCAGCGCCCCCGAGCACGGCCACAAAATACGGTGCGAGGTAGGCCGTGATGGTTCCGAACGCGCCGGTCGTGAGGTTGACGAGCTTCCTACCGACGAACGTGCTGAGGTCCGCTCCCCCTGGATTGCTGACGCGAACGTGATTCAGGGGCATCTCTCCGACGACGGTTACCTGCGGCGTGAGCGACGTTATACGCAGTTGCCCGTTGCCGAGGATGCCGTCGAGCAGGCTGAGGCCCCCCTGACCGTCCACCGCTGTCGCGAAGGCTGTCACCAGTGCGGTGCCTGTCATCGCTGAGAGGCTTGTGTACGTCCCAAGCAGGACCGGCGTGACGGGGCTCCGGCTTCGCACGGTGATGGTGTAGCCAGCGGGGTACACGACGGTCGGTTCGAGCACCATCAGCGTACTGCCCTCGCCTTCGATCTCGATGTCCGTCACAGTGAAGCTCACCGTCCTCAAGAACGCGGCCTGCTCTCCCCCTGGTAGCCCGCTGTCTGTGAGGGCGAACAGCCGCACAACGAAGCCGGGAGCGACGGGACGAGCACCAAAGGAACTGAGAGGTATCTCGATGACTTCAGAGAGGCTAGCGCCTGCGGGCACGCGAACAGACGTGACGAGTTCGCCTCGATACTTGAAGGCGTAGTCACAGGTGAGGTCCAACCACGGGCGAGCCGTCATCGTCTCAATGTTGAGCGTGACGCGACACCTGATCGAACGGGGGTTCGGTGAGACTACTCCCACAGGAATCGTTGCGCCCCTTCCATCTACGTTGACGATAGAGCCGAACGGAAACGGGGAGCCTACGATGTCGGGAGAGGCGACGATGCCCTGCCCATCGAGGTACACTAACTGCGGAGCCGAGAGCGCGTCAATGTCTTCGAGCGTCGGGCCGTTGCGCCGGAGGATGTGCGGCATGGTCGCGGGGTTCAGATCAAGCAGGGTTCCCGGCTTCGGGCACTCCCGCCACAGTCCGTTGCCTGCGTCCGCATTATCCGCAGAGAAGACGACGTAGTAGTCATCCTTCACGGTGCCTGCATCTCCGGCCACCTTCACGACCATTCCCTCGACAGCGCGGAAAGGCAAGTCCTCGAACCGCTGTACCTGCGACTTGACGACACGCAGCCCGCGATCCGCTACGCCATCACTGACAGCGACCTTAAAGTCCTCTCCGGTCTTCTTCGTGAGGTAGATGCTAGAGCCGATGACGCGGGCGTTGAACGAGAAGCCGAGCTTCGTATCAATGAGGCCCGCGAGTGCTCGTGCCGACAGGTCCGTCTTAATGCCTTCGAGAGCGGACGTTGAACCCGCAGGCGTGTCGTACACGACATCCGTTCCATCGAGCGTCAGCGTGTACTTCGTGCTGTAGTCCGTCTGACGAAAGTAGACGATGGCTTCAGGGGCACGGGAAGGCGACAGGCGAGCGCCCTTCCGCACAATCTTGTTGCGGTTCGTGATGAAGGTGACATCGCCTGCGGTGACAGCGCGAAAGCCATCAGCAGCCGTGAGGTAAGCGTCGGCCCCCGGCTGCATGACGACAGTACGCTCAGCGCCCGTGTCGTTGTCGTACACCTTCAGCAATCCGTTCGCCACGATGACGCGATACTCTTCGACGCCATCACGGTTGACTGCATGGTTGAGCACAGCGTCGTTGTCGCCCACTGCCAAGCCACCGAGTACCGCGATGTGGTCGGACGAAGAACGACGCAGCAGGCCGAGCGTTGCGTCCGGCATGAAGTTGTCGCACTCGTTGACTTGAGCACGATCTCGATACTCAGCAGCTTCCCGCGTGACCCCGCCAATGAGCGGGGGTTGCGGTTGGGAGATAGGGCGACTCGCCACTTAGCTAGTCCATCCAGTGTTGAGGTTGCGGGCGCGAGAGAGCGGAGCGTTCTCATACGCCTCGAATAGATTGTAGTGCTCCTGAATCCCGAACTGCGATTCAAGTTCGATCCACGCGTGCTGTTCGTCGCTCTGCTTGAACGACGTGAGTTCACCACTCCCCATCACTTCGCTCGCATACCGGCGAGCAGAGCGGATCGTGATGTAGTTCTTCGCGACTTCCGGCAAGTCCTCGAACGGGATAAAGCGCGTAACGTCCATGTAGAGAACGGAGCGTCCCTCGAAGCCGTCCTCGCCGCCAACACGGTTCGCGAAGACTCGCGGCCTGATGCCAGAGGTGAGGAACGTACGCGCTCGCCGCATCGAGACATCCGGTGTGTTCGGTCCCGTCTGTCCCTCCCGCACAGTGGCGACAGCAGACGCGACGTTATCGGGCACGATGAACACACTCCGCTCTACGCCGAGCGTGTCTGCCAGGAAGCCTTCAGGGAGGAACTTTACATTCCTGTCGTAGTTGAACTCCCACGGGCGCAATGCGAGTTCGCGGAGGCCCTGCTTCAGAATCTCAACTGCGGCCTTCCCATCAGCGGGAAGGTCTTCGAGGTTTTCGAGCGCCGACTCACCAACCGAGCGCATGATCGAATTGACAGCATCGAGGAACGTCGCGCCCTGCACGTCACGAATGTTGACTTGCGGGGCAATCACCGTGAACGGGAGTGCAGAGATAGCCGTGCCGTTCGATGCTTCCACAACAATCTGCCCTGTGACTGCACCGGCAGGGACGTACAGTAGCAGCGAGGCGGCTGACGGGCGCGTGAACACGGCACCGACTCCACCGAGACTGACTGCGGCTACAGTGTCCGTGTACGCGAGTCCCACGACGATAGGCGTCCCTTCGATGCCGCTATCAGGACCGAAGCCGGTTATCGTCGGAACAGGGATCGTGAAGTCTGCGACAGATGTTGCCGTGCCGAGCGCACTGACGAGTGTGATGCGCCCCGATCCAGCGCCTACAGGAACCGTCACGATGACGTTGAGCGAGTCCGGCTGCACGAACGTCGCGGAGATACCGTTAATTGCTGCTGACGTAATCGTGCCGGTGTCTTCGATGCTGACGTTAATGGTGCTCGTGGGAACGCCGAGCATCGGCGTGAAGCTCACGATTGTCGGGGGCTGAGTATCCGGCCCGCTTGCGACTGTGGGAGCGGGAAGGAATGAATTGTTCCCGAGCAACATTGAGACGCCAGAGGGCACAAAGTTCGCGATGGCGCCCACAGACGTAGCGCGGGGCTTCCATGCCGCGATGGGTTGCCGAGTCGCGAGGTTCAAGTCAGAGACAACTTCCTGGCACTCAGTAGCCGTGAGCCGCCTATCCCAAACGCCGATGAAGGCGATGTCTGATTTGAAGGCCCCATTGCTAGGGGAGCGCCCGAGCACGAACGGAAACGTGTTGTCAGCGCCGAGAAGCCCTGTGCCGCCAAACTCATCGCTGAGGGCCTGCTCAAGAATCGTCCCGTCCTTTACAGCAGTGAATCGCTTCGCGATGTTCGTTGCAGCGCGTGCGCTCGTGTTGAACACCCAACGCCAGAGCAGCGGTGTTGCGTTGTTAAGAGCCGGACCCCGCCACCGCTGTGATCCGACAGCAGATGGATAGAAGTCGTACCCCTCGCCTGTCGAGATGGCGCTGAACTTCTGACTGACACCCTTAGAGTAGATCGACTGATTCGTTCCGGGGAGTGCCCCGTCCCATCGCATGAGTACGCCGACAGTCCGTTCGGCCAAGTCGGCAATCAGCGCGTGCGCCGGAACTGTCCCGTTGTCGTCAGGGTTCCGAAGCTGGAGATGATGCGTGTAGTATGTCGGCATCCTCTTACGGCCTTACTGTGCAGGCGGGACAGACGGCACGATGAGCTTTGTGCTGTTCGCCGCGATGAGCACGCCGATGACAGACGCCGCCGTGTTGATGCCAACCTTCAGTCGCTCGTCATGCACCGGCAACACTTCAGCAACCTTCGCCGCCGTGCCGAGCAGAGAGAGCACCGTGCCGAGCAGGGCACCGATCTTGTACTTACCCGAGCGGATCGCTCGCCATGTTGCCGAAAGCATAGAAGTTTCCTGAATGAGAAAGTGGGACCAAACGAGAAAAAAAACCCCTGCTGCGCCTGTGTCGGTGAGGACATGGACACAGCGGGGGTTCGGGGTACAGCAGGGATATGCTGTGCTTGAAGCAGTCGATCTACCGTAACTCCATGTCGGAGACGCCACGACGAGCACAACACTCCCTTAACTACTACGGACGGAACGTGCCTGCACCGATGTTGATTTCGACGGCGCAATCAGAACGCAGGATGCCGTGACCGACAGCGTACTTGCCGACCATCAGTTCACCCTGGCGCTCGATCTGATACTCGCTCTCCATCGCGAGGTCCAGGAGCTTGACCGTACCAACAGCCATCGGAGTTGCGATGACAGCAAGCGTCTTCGAGAAATCCCCGTTGTACTTTGCGTACGGGGAAGCCGTGAAGTTTGTACGGGGCAGGTTGTTCGTCTTCACGATCTCGATGCCAGCGATGCGCTTGATGACGCCAGAGGCCACGGAGCCGTTGCCTTCCGGGTTGACATCGGTGTCGATGAAGGTGCCGTTGCCCGCAGCGACGAGCCAGTTGTACTCGCTCGGGCGAATGAACAGGCAGCGCGGGCCGGTGACATCCTTCTCGTCGAGGCGCTGAGCCGCGAGGAAGATAGCGTCACGGAAAGCCGTGATGTCTGTCCCTGCGGTCGTCGAAACGATCTGCGCTCCACCATTGCCGCCTGTAACAGCAGCACCGGCACGAGCCGCGTTAATCATCACGCGAGCGATGTTCGTATCCATCTGACGCGAGAGGGTCTGCCCCATCTCCTGCGACAGCACACTCCGGAAGTCGTAGTGATTCATCGCTTCGTCGATGTTCGCCAGGAAGCGGTCAGCCACGAGAAGGTCGTCGATCTCGATGGTGATTTCGTTCGCAGCGACCAGCGAGCCCGCGAGACGAGCGCCGGGGGTGTGGTAGCCCGCCGTGCCCTTCCACGCTGCCGGGAACTGCGCGGTGCGACCGCTGGCAATCGTGCGAGTCATCGTCTTCGCAAGGAACACGTTCGTCTCTGCGAACGCCGCCAGCACTTCACCAGCGAACACCTTCAGGAACAGAGCGCGTGCATCGCCCGCAAGGTTCGCCTGACCAATACGGGTAGGGTTGTTAGCCATGAAAATCTACAGAGTGGTGAGAGAGTGGCTAGCCGCCGAATGCGGCTAACCGGGGGTACAACAGAGAATGCAGACTTAGCGCCCGAAGACACCCTCGTCCGATACAGCCAAGCGGCCTGACACGACGGCGCGGAATGCGGAGTCGGTCTTGTACTTGCGCGACTGCATATCGTCGAGAATCTGCTGTCGGCTTTCGTAGGGCTTCGGCCCCGCGTCAGGGCGTGCGGGGGTGACGCTCTCTACGAGGGTAGGCTCGGTGCCCATCTTATCCGAGTAGGTTGCGAGGATGCCACGCAAGGCGAGAGCCGCCAGTGCTGTGTCGCCGCTGTCGATAGCGGCATTGTACGCTTGCTTGTCGGCAGCGGTAAGGTTCGTCCCTTCACCGGCCCACTTCATCACCGCATCGAGCTTGTCAGAGCCTCCGGCGAGTGCGTTGAACTCCTGACGCAGCAAGGTCGAACGCGCCTTCTGTCCGTCGATGTAGGCGCTCACATCGGCGCGAGTGATTCCGGCCTGCTCGAACGCTGCAAGACGATCTTCAGACAGCACGCCGTTCTCGGCGTACTCAGCCCGAAGTGCCGCCATGTCGAAGCCCTTCTCCGCAACGATCTTCTCCGCTGAATCCGCGTCAGGGGCAGGAGGCTTCGGTGCAGCGGGGGTATCTTCGACAGGCTTGGGTTCGGGAGCAGGGACAGCGGGAGCAGTCGCAGGGGCTTCAGTGGTCGCGGCAGGAGGCGTCGGCGGCTCTGCGGCTGGAATGTCTGAACTCTGGACTACTACCCGCGTGCCCTTGCTCCCTACGGTTGACACAATGCCTTCGACCGGCTTCGCCGTATCAGCAGGCAAAGGCGCGGGAGGGGCAACAATGCGTGCCACGCTTAGCCCTCCACGCTGATAACGCCATTGCTGGCACGATGAGCCGCGCCCCGGAGAAGTCTGCCCTCCACATCGAGCGCGGGAGGATCGTAGAGCGGAACCTCCACGCCATCGCTCGTGGTATACGTCTCCACGGCTACAGCAGCATCAGGGGCAGGCCCCGGCTCCACTCGCGGAGTGCGCCCAGGGGCAGCGCCGGACGTGACTTCCAGTTCAAGCGCGTCCTCTGCTTCGGCTTCCGAAGTCAGGGCTTCCAGCGCGTCTTCGATTAGCTCGATAGCTTCCGTCTTTGCTTCGGTCTTCCTGCTCATGCTGGAACCTCTTGGGGTTGTGGTTGTGCAGCAGCGTCCCCGGCCAGCTTCACAGCGCCGGGAATCGCCTTGTCTACCATCGACTGCTGCTGAGCGGCCTGTCGTGCGGCCTGTACGTCCTCTTCCGAACGGACAAGCCCTGGAACGTTGAGTGCGAGCTTTGTTGCCCGAGTCGTGAAGTAGACGCCAGGGTTGATGTACTCTTGAACAGCTTGGGGTCCGAGGGCTTGTGCCGCGCCCGCAACGAACACATCCAGCTTGTTCAGGTCTGCCCCTCGTCCGAGAGCTTCGAGTCCTGTGACGATCTGAAGGCTCACTGACTTGTCGGGCAGAGATGGAATCGAGCCGTCCTTCTGCATCTGGAAGAGCATCACCGACAACAGCGGGCGCTGTACCTCTTCCGCGAGAATCGAGTAGGTTCCCCCGAGCGAGCTATCAAGCTCTTGCGCGGTGTAGCGAATCTCTTCTGCGGTCACACGCTCAGCCTGTCGCGTCTCGTTGATGAGGAACGCGGATTTCAGCCGATCTTCGACGCCCTTCGTCACACCGGCTACGACTTGGAAGTCCGCGAACTTGTCAAGCTGCAACGTGTTCACGTCTTCCTTACGTCCCGGCACGAAGTCGCCGCTGCGAGCCTTCGCTAGCTTCTCGGCCTTCGTTGCGGTTCCCGGCTCCACGAGGAAGAGAATCTTCGCAGCAGCGTCAGCGAAGCGCATGACCGCGCCTTGCCCGCCTTCTGCTGAGCGCAAGTCACCGAGGTATTCCTCACAGTGTCCGCGCCCGTAGTCCTCTCCATCGAGCCGCTGCCACCGAAGCGCGAGCCACGGGCAGCGATCCACCGGATATGTGCCTTCGGACTTCGGCACGCGCTCCCCGAGGACTTCCTGATAGATGCGGAACTTCTTCGCCTTGCCGTCACGCATGATGCGTGTGTAGAGAAAGATCGGCTCTTCATCCGACTCTTCCTCTCCTGGCGCTGCGGCTGCTGCTGTCGATGCACTGCGCTTACGGTCGATGATCTCGCGAACGACTTCGGGCACCGTCTCGCGATCTAACTCTTCCTTCAGCACAATGTCGAGGACATCCCCGGCACCATCGCGCTTCACGACATATTGATCCATCTTGTAGAATCGGAGCTTCCCCTTCGGCATGATGAACAGCAGGACATTGCCTGCCACGATCAGTTGCCGGAGTGCCTGAAAGAAGGGACTGCGAAGCCCTTTCGATTCCATCAGCGATGTGGCTTCGCTCTCGATGTCCGTCAGCGCCTTCTCGAACTCGCTCGGCACGGTCGGATCATCCGGCGCGGCCTGCTGAAGTTCCTGCTGCACAATCCGCGACATACGGAGGCGAAAGAACGACGTACCGGGGGGGAGCAGCGCAAGCAGCAGCTTCGCCGCCAGGGTGTTCACGCCCCGTGCGCCAATGGAAGACCACGGGGTTTCAAGCTCGGCACCTGACGCGAGGCCCGAAGGCGGCATCAGATGCGGGATGGTGTACTGAGAGCACTCCCGCGCCCGCTTGAGAAAGTTCTCGCGGACGAGGGTGAGGTTCAGATACCGAGTCTCTGCGGTCTGTGCCATTACAAGCGAGGCAGCAGAGGGTTGAGCATTCCACTACGCAGGGACGAAGCCGTCTGCGGTGCCGCTGCCTGTCCTGCCTTCGGCATGGCGTCAGCCGCCACAGGGAGACGGAGGCCGAACAAGGGCATCGCGTCCGGCAAGGCCGGGGGAGCGGCCTTCAGTGTAGCCGCCACATTCGCAGGCGGCGAGTTCGAGATGCACATGAGTTTAGGTTTTGAGGGTGCGCGATGCAGCGTCCTCCGCGTCATTCGCGAGGGCCTGCTGTGCGCGGGCGAGGATGTGCTGTTTGCCAGCGTCGAACATGATCTGCGACTTTGAGGTGTGCGGTGTAACGGGCTTCACTGCACACTCAGTCGCTAGCCAGTCGAGGACGCCCTGAGAGATCGGAGATCGGCTCACACGCCCTACTCAACGGTATGGACTATTACAATCGTCCTCTTCCCGCTCAGGAGCGACCGTTGCCTTGCCCGCCGCCCACACTCGCAGGACACGGCCATGCTGCGCCTTCCGGTGACTCTTCCGATAGCCGATGAAGCTCAGCCCGAGACGAGAGGGGAGCGCCCCAAGCGCCGAGACGAGGCTGAGGGACGCGTCAGCCGCCAGAAGGCCAAGTCGTTCGGCCTCGTCACGGACATCAGCGATAGTGATCCCCACAGGCCCCACACGACGAGCCATGCGAACGACGAGCGGTTCGAGCAATCGAAGAGTGTTCTCTGTCTCACTCATACCATCCCCGCACGAGAGGCGCGGCGTGCCATCTTCTCTTCACGGCGCTGCACGGAGCGGAGATGTTGACGTGTGCGGCTTACTGCAATCGAGACGACATCAGCGTCCCGCCGACCGAAGACCGTATCGAGGATGACGCGCCGGAGGATTGCCTCAGAGCGAAGCAGGACGAAGAAGGTAAGAGCGAGCACCATCGAGGCGATCCAGTATAGGCCGCACAGTGGCGCGAAGAGGAACGTGAACACGATGAGGCCGAAGAACTTGTTCCGCAACACGCCATCGCGTGAGTACGAGTTCCAATAGCCGACAGCGGTGAGGGCTGTGAGCACGAGGTATCCAACAACGAATGCGGTGAGCATCAGACGTTCTCCGAGAGTCGTTCGGCACAGCGAGCGTAGCCCGCAATGTCGAGAATGTTGTCGCGCTGTGGCTTGTGCGTATCTCGCACGAGCTTCATGCCGATCATCAGCCGAGCAACGTCGCGGTCTGAAATCGCTGCGTTATCCTTCAGCTTCTCCTTCAGCAGCGTCGTCCACACTTCCGCGATCTTGCCGAAGTTGTGGCGCGGGTGATCGTAGCTGTCGTTCCGGTCGCCCCCGTTGCCGGTGATCTGATTCGCTTCGACGAGGATGTTCTGTGCGGGAGGGCCTTGTATATAGTCGGGAACCGCAACCTCTTCGACGTAGAAGAGCGGATCGCTCTTCTTGTCATACGCTCCTTCGAGGCCGAACTTGTTGCGGTATGCGCGGGCCTTCTCTTCAGCCGTGCGGTTCGTCTCGCAATTCCAATAATACTGAGCGCAACCACACGGGCACAGGTCGGATGCCCTCTCTACTTCTGTTTGAGTGTTTCTCGCGATCCCCACAGTCGAATCTCCTGCGTCTTCGGGTTGTAGTCGCTGTGCCGCAGGATGCGAGCGCAACGCGCCATCGTCAATGCGTACTCTTCCGAGAGGCCCTTCGAGGCGTACACAGACTTCACGATCTCCCATCGGTTAGTGGATTCCTCTTCAGCTTCGATCCACTCTTCGATCATCTCGCCCTTGCGAGGGCCGCCCTTCATCGCTCGCGTCTGCTTCACGAGCACGCGGTTCGCATCGAGCAGCTTCTTCGCAGTGACGAGGCCGCAGCCGGGAACGCCCGGGTATCCGTCTGTAGGGTCGCCGGAGAGCGTCTGGATCAGGTGCAGGTACTGCGCCTCATCGTCCGTCGTGTGGTCGATGTAGTCTTCGAGCGTTGTTGAAGGGTCAAGCGTCATCATCTTGTGCGCGTGCATCTCGTTCAGGTTGAAGCCAGGAACGGTCTGCAAGTCCTTGTCAATAGAGATGATGAGCTTCTGATAGCCGGGGAAGAAGTCGGGGTCCGTCGCGAGGATGCCGAGTACGTCATCGCCTTCGAGCGTCGGGCGCGTGTAAACGACACCAATGTCCGTCAGGTACTCCTTCAGTTCTGGCAGGCACAGGGGCTTCCGTACAGCCTTGCGGTTGCTCTTGTACTCCGGGTACACGCCGAAGCGAAAGTTCGGAGACGAAGAGAGCGCAATGTGTACCGACTCTGCATTCAACGCCGCCTTGAAGTAGGCGATGCGTTCTACGAGACGATCACGCGCCTCGTTAAAGTGCGAGTGAAGGGTCCAAGTGTCCTCATCCCACTGGATAGGGACTTCGCACGCGGCAGCAATCTGGTAGCACCAGACATCGCCGTCGATCAGCAGGACTCTTTTCATGTTACGGGGTTCTCTCCGGTAGGCCCGAGGCCGCAGTAGAAGTAGAAGTCAGTCGTGCCGTCACGACAGGTGAGGTCTTCGACTGACTGAAGCTGATAGGACCAGCCTCGCTCTTTCAGCAGCCTATTGTGAAAGAGAAATTGGGGGGTGTGCTGGCGAACGTCTGCGTGCAGCGGCCCGCCGACATACACCGTCTTAAACGTCTCCGGCATCGCCCGCCACTCGCAGCGAATACACCGTCTCGAATGCACACGACACGCCGACCACAGTAGGAGCAGGCAAGTCGAGGGTCACACGGTCGTACATCAGCGTCTTCATGCTGATCGTGCCATCGTCTTCGCTCTGAGAGAGGCCGGTCGCGAAGGCAATCGAGGAAAGACCATCAGGCGTCTCTACGAACATGCCGTCGAACAATCCGCCGACGATGCGGTACTTATTCATGGGGAGGCCCGCAACGCTGCGAGGACTTCGGAGAGGTTAGCGCGTGCGGCCTCGTCAGTGGGGCCGTACGCAATCCTGTTGCTCCCCGCGAACCACACTGTTGCGAGATACTTGCGGGAAGGCTGTTCCCGGCGAATCAGGTTCACTGCGAATGTTGTCGTCGTCTCATCCATTGGGTTGTGTGAAGTGCGCGTGCCGGTAGGGGTTGCAGGACACACCACCCCTGATAAGTCTGATCCCTGTCTCGCATGAGTGTCTGACAGGGCATTCAACCTCTACCGGCAACACGAGTTAGTTCGAGCGACGCCGCATCGCCCTGTTGATCTTGGTGAGCCGTTCGATGAGTTCCCTGAGACGCCGCACGGCCACCATATCACCGGCACGCCGTGCATGACTCTCGTTGTGCTGCGCCACTGCAAGCTGCTCCGCAGCGTCCGGGTAACAGATGCCGTCCACGAGTTACTTCCTCTTTGCTTTGGAGTCGGGTGTAGCGCGGAGCACCTGTCCGCGAAAGATTGCAATGCCGTTGTCGATCACGACGGGTTCGTACGAGCGAGCACCGGAGTCGATGTCGATGGTGACGACTACGCAGCCCTGAAGCCAATCAGGTGACGATGTGTACTCCGGGTTCAGCTTCATCAGCGTTCCCGTTTCGAGCCAAGCGTGATAGCCGTGCGAGTTGCGATGCGAGAATAGCGACAGCCGGTGCGTGTGGCCCGAGGCCCCGCTCCGTCCGTACTTCCGAAACTCTGCATTCGCGGTGTAGCCTGCATTCTGCCGCACGATGCTTCCGTGCTTGACCACATGCCCCGGCAGGATGTTGTTGTTCTTCCCCTGCTCTTCGTACGGCACGAACTCAATGTCGAGTTCTTCGAGGCCGAGCAGCCGGGGCCATGTGAGTTCCTTCTTGACGTTCGTGAGCGCGGCAAGAGCGGCAGCAGGGCCGAACATATTCCACAGCACACGAGTCAGCCTGTTCTCGTGATTGCCTTCGAGCAGAACGAAACGAGCCGAAGGAGCCGCGTACCGCATCCGTGCAAGGTGAAAGCGGGAGCCGTCGATCTCGTCTTGCAGCGTCTCCGTTCGCTCGGGGTTCGAGCGGAACTTCTCGCTGAGCAGGGCCGCGTCTACGAGATCGCCCATGCACACAAGCAGTGTCGGCTGTAGTAGGGCTGCAAGCGCCTCTACGACACGCACAGCCCTCTCATCCTGGAAGGGATAGTGTACGTCACCCCACAGAAGGGCGATCATGGTATGGGGGTTCGTATCGAGCTTCGCCGCCTTTGGGAATTGCACCGAGAGGCAGGGAACCGGCAAGCGAAGAACGGGCGCTGCTGCCGCGTATAGAGCCGCCTCTTCGTCGAGGTAAGGCGAATCTTCAGACATCGAGAATTGTGAAAGAGTGACTTAGTGAGTGTCAGCCCACGATTGGCCGAGTGAAGCCGAGCCGTCGAGAGGACACCGAAAGGAGAAGCGTTCGGTCTGCTTCTGGATTGTGCTGATGGCGAACTGTGTTGCGAGGTCTGCGATGTCGGGGCGCACGGCGACTTGGATTTCGTCGTGGACCCAAGCACACGCAGCCCACTTACCCTTCCATCCCTGCGAGCCGAAGGAGCGGTGCATCGCTTCTGCGTAGTCCACGATCCACGACTTGCAGATGATCGCGCCGGTTCCTTGCAGCAGCGTGTTGAGTGCCGCGTGTTGGTGCCGCACATACGCCTTGCGGCCATCGGGCAGGTAGAGGTAGCCTATCTTCTTGGCGCGGGCCTTGACGCCCTTCGTGAGCAGCCCGAGAGCCGGGAGGCCCTGCTCGAACTTCTTGCGGAGTTCCTTCCCGATCTTCTTTTGGCTGGCTTCACTAGACAGCGGTTCGAGAATGCTGCCGAGCTTGGCGTCTCCGGCTCCGTAGAGGTAGGCGTAGATGAATGTCTTGGCAGCATCGCGGCCTGCCTTGCCACTCAGCCCGAGCGCGTCTCTGTTGACGCTGTGAACGTCCGTGCCGTCTTCTGACTTCCCATGCACCACAGTCAGGCCGTACGCCCCGCCATCGTACCGCGCCATGAAGTGTGCGAGACACCGGAGTTCGAGGCCCGCTGCATCGGCCCCGAGAAGCCGCCATCCCCGAGGAGCGACGAACAAGCCGCGACAGTCAGCCCCATAGGTCGTTCCCATCTTCGGGACTTGCCCCATGTTCGGGCTACTGTGTGTCCCGCGATGCGTCACGGCACCGTTCTGATTGATGCGACCGTGAATGTGCTCCATGCCGGTCAGCTTGCCGCCTTGATACTCTTTCGAGGTCAGGAACTTCAGCCACGCCTTGTTCCCCTCTGCGGACATCCCGATCAGCTTCTCCGTCTCGAAGTTGTCTGCGAGCAGGGCCGCTTCGGGGTACGCCATCGCACGAAGAATGTCGTCGTCAATCTGTGGCTCGCCTGTTGTTGTGAAGTCCGCAGGCTCCCATCCGTATCTCTGATTCAGCCGGTGTGCGATATGGGGCCGGGAGGTTGGATTGAACTCCACCACCTTCCGCTTAATGAACGGGACGCCTTCGACGTATCCTCTCGTGCGGTTGTTGCGCTTCGGGATGAACACTTCTTCGACGGTTCCAGGCGGGAACACTTCACCGAGCACCTTCCGCGTTGCGTCCCGCTTGGCCGCAAGTTGTGCGTACAGGGAGGCGAGCTTATCCGCGTTGACCGGGAAGCCGTTGCGTGTCTGTGCCGAGAGGTAGTGCGCGAGCTTGTGTTCGATCTCCGCTGCCAGCGGAAACTCCGCAATCCCCGGCGCGACGATCTTCTGGAACAGGGTCCAGGTGACGCGAGTATCCTGCACGCAATAGACTTGCATCTCAGGCGTCCATGTCGCCCACTTGTTCGCCTCGTCGGGGGGCGTGAAGCTCCCCTTGTGCAGCCGGAGCCTGTGGCCCCACGCTTCGAGCGAATGCCGCCCGATGAACTCACCGGGAAGACGCTTACGCCGCCACAGCGCCATGTCGCTCTCTGCGATGTGTGCGTGCAGGAAGGACGCCGAGATGAAGGTGTCAATGTGATCCTTCGGCGGAACCCATCGCGGGTACAGCTTCTCAAGGACCGGCACATCGTAGCCGATGCTGTTGTGCCCTATGATACATGACGCAGTGGAGAGCATATCAAGGCCCCTCTCGATGTCGGCGTAGGCCGCGTCGTGAGCGCAATTCAATATGCCCTTGCCGGTGTCGGCATCTCGCAGCACGAGCGAGTGAACCTTTGTGGCTTCCGTCAGCAGGCCGTCCGTCTCACAGTCGAACACGATACGCCCGCCGTTGTCAGCCACTAATAGTCTCCGTTGGATTCATCGTCGAAAGCCTTGCCGCGTGTGTCGCCCTCTTCAGGGATTGCACACTCTACGAGCAGGCCAGTGTCGTGTTCATAGTGCAAGCCAAACTTCTTGCCGGTCGCTCTGCCGGTGAAGCGGTCCTTCAAGCAGCGCACAATCGTGATGTCGCTGTGCTGCTCGCTCTGCTGATCTCGTTCGAGTCCGTAGACAAGTGAAGACCACATTGCGACAGCGTTGCTCCCTCGAAGGTGCCGGAGCATTACGCGCCCGCCTTCCTCGTGAGACTTGGACTTGCCATCGGGCCGCGACAGGTGCGTGACGAGCAGGAGAGACACTTCGAGTTCCGTGACGAGGCCCCCGAGTGCAGCCATGATCCGGTCAAGCCCGAGCCGTTCGTCTTCCTCAGCCGCCGCGAGTGCCGTGAGGTTATCGAGCACGAAGAAGCGCACGTCCTCTACGTTCGCGAGGTAGCGCATACGCTCTTCGATCTGATCCCACTTCACAGCGCCGAAGCTCTCGAACAGGAACACTTTGTCATCGAGTTCGAGGGCATCGAGAGCGCCTTCGAGTTCAGGCTGTGTCCATGTCCCATCGGGAATGTGGAACGTCTTCCTGGCGTGCATCCCGGCGAGGCGCAAGAGCGTGTCAGCGGGCGAGGCTTCGAGGAAGAACAAGCCGACCTTCTCGTTCTGCTGCGTGATGGCGTGCTCTGCTATCTGAAGCAGCACCGTGGTCTTTCCGATGCCGGTGCCCGCGCCAACCGTGATGATCTCGCCGCGACGACGCCCGTAGGTCTGCTTCGTCAGCGCCTCCCACGGCCAGGGCACTCCGATCTTCGGGCCGTTGAGTACCTGCTCTCGCAACGAGGTAGGCACAACGATTCCGTCAGGCCGGTAGCGATCCGCACGCCACATCGCGTTGACGAGTTCTTCGGCGCGTCCCGCAACAAGCATCTCGTTCGCGTCTTTCAACGGGAGGCGAGTGATGAGTGCGGTAGGGCCGATGACTTCAGCCGCAGTCTGAGCAGCAAGGGTTCCTACGGTGTCGTTGTCGAAGCACAGCACAACCTGATCGAAGCCGAGCAGGTACTCGCGCATCGCTCCAATGTTCTTCCGTACCTGTGGTCCCGCGCCGGAGGCAATCGAGACGACGGGCCACTTGTTCCCCTGAATCTGCGAGACAGAGAGCGCGTCGATCTCGCCTTCCGTCACGATGATCCTCTTGCCAGCACGCGACCACTTATGAGCACCGAAGGGCAGGGCCTTCTTCGTCACATCCCCTAGCACCTTGAACGTCTTATCCGCGAACCGGAGCTTCTGCCCTACGAGCATTCCATCAGGCGCATAGTAGTTCGCCACCTGACACTTCCGGCCCCGATATTCAGACTTGAAGTAGCCGAAGAACTGACACGTCGCTGCGCTGATCTGTCGTGCCGGGAGTCCTGAGACTTCGCCGCGCAAGAAATCAACGCCCTCAGCTTCCTTCGTGACGTGATGCTCTGCACCCTCACCGTCGCCATGCTCGTAGTAGCCGCAGCCGAAGCAGTAGGCGTGACCGTCCGAGTAGCGTCCGAGATTGTCACGCGAGCCACACTTAGGGCACGATTCTTTTGCTACGCAGATGCTCTCGTCGCTCATTCTCGTTCCTTCAGACAGGTGATGGTCGCTGCGATACACGCGCCGATGATGAGTGCAGCGAGCATCAGGCGAGGCCCGCTTCCTTCAGCCACGTCTTTACGTCGAACGACGGGCAATACTTGGCGACTCTTGGGAGATCGCGATGGCCTTTCACAGCGCCAGGAGCCTGCGTCAGCGGGTACTTCGCCCTCAGCCCCACGATGACAGCCTTCAGCGTCACCCATTGCTCGGGAGTGAAGTTGTTCTCCGGCTCTGCCGGTGCGCCCTTCGGCGTCTTCTTCTTCCCTCCGGCGAGGCACACGCCGACCGAGGTGAGGTTGTGTCCTGCGGCGTGTGCGCCGATGACATCGAGAGCACGCCCGCCTTCGAGGGTGCCGTCGCGCTTGATGAACAGGTGATAGCCGATGGCGGCGAAGCCCCGCTCAGTCGTGTGCCACACGTTCACATCAGCCGCCGAGGTATTCATCGTGGCGAGTGTGTCGGCGCAATGCACAATGATGGTCGAGGTACGCGGGCGCTTCGGGCCGGTTGGAAGGTAGAACTTCAGCTTGTCAAACAGTTTCGTGCTCACTTGCACCACTCCTGCGGGATGTGACGATGCGCCCACTGAAATCCGTGCTTATCGCACCAATCAGCGTAGGTCGTCTTTGAGGTTTTTGAGAGCCGCGCCTTCGCGTTCTGGAAGACGAAGCGGAGATCGAGAGAGGGGTGTTGCTGCTTCACGAGCAGATGCTTCGAGCGGTCCTCTGCGTCGAAGATGCCCTTCGCTTCGATGATGACCCCGCTTGGAAGAACAAAGTCGGGGGTGTACTTGTGAGACGACGAAGGCCGGTCGAATGCGATGACCCGCTCTTCGTAGTCGTAGTCGGTGAGAAGGCGAATCTCCGCAGCAAGCCCTTGCTCGAACTTGCTACGGAAACCCCCGACCGTTCTCTTGACGGCCTTCAGCGCCATCAGAAGTCGTCGCTGTCTTCCGCGCCGTCTTCCGATGCAGCGCCCTCTTCGTCGCTGTCATCCGACTCGCTCTCGTCTGCGTCGTCGTCCTCGCTCTCGGAGACAACGAAGGCGTCCACGTCGAACGCATCCTCTTCGATGTCGAACTCGTTGCCGCTGCGTGCGCCGAAGGCTTCCAGCGTGAGCAACTGCACACCGAGGATGTAGAGCGTGACGTACACAACGGGGTTCGGGGCTGCGACGAAGTTCGAGCCAGCTACATAGCTAACGCGGACAATCGAGCCGTTGCCGATCTCGATGTTCTTCGTGATGGGAGTGCGCTTGGAGTCGAACAGCGCGACCTTCCGCTTCGTCTCCTTGCCAGTGTCCTTGTCCTTCTTGACCTGATCCAGCTTGAACGAGAAGATGAAGTCACCGTCTTCCGTCTCTGCATACGGAAGGTGCTGCTGCACTTCGAGAGGCTTCGCAGACGCCTTCTTCTTCAGGCCGGACTTCGCGGTCTTCGCTTCGGTCTTCGATGCGTACTCGATTTCTGCCTCAGCGAACGCCTTCTCCATGATGGCGTCGATGTGCTCGATGTGCGCCGCCGCCATGTCAGCGGTGAGCTTCTGCTTGATGGTGAACGTGCCTTCCTTGTTGAACTTGTAGTCGGCCTTGTTCAACTTCGCCCACATTGCGGGGGCCTTCGGCGTCACCATCTGTACGAGGTCGCCCTTCTTCTCTGCCATTGATCTACGGGTAAAAGTGAGAAGACCCCTCAGCCGTTAGTGGCCGAGGGGTCCGAGTGAAACCGAGATGCTTTATCCAAAGGTATAGCCTATTGCTAACCAGTGGCTAGCCACCGACTTAGCAGAAGAAGTATTCCGACTCCAATACGCCGCTCAAGTCGAACCGACCCATCTCCGGCATCTCTGGAAACTCGTCCTGCTCCTTCTCGGACCACTGCGCTTTCAACTGCGCGGAGATGTCCGTCGCCACATTGCCACTGTCATAGAGGCGAAAGAACGAATCGCGGGTGCAGCGGTACATCGTCTCCGCTTCGCCAGGAGTCGTCGCGTAGCTGTCATGCACCATGCCGAAGGACCGGACGCCGAGCGAGTGCGCCTGCGACACCGTGAGCATGAGAGCAGCGGCATCGAGCGAGTGGACGATGTTCGGCGCAATGGCTGACCGCTGCTTCGAGGCATTGACTTCTGCGCCCTCGTCGTACACGGCAGGATGATACGCTTGGCCTGCGAGCACGGTCTTGATCTGCTTGAGGTTCGGGATGAAGTAGTTCTGACGGACGACGAAGCCGGTGAGGGGCACCGTCCATTCGACAGCCTTCCCGGTACGCGAGATGCCTGACGCTGTGCTCTGCATCCAATCCATAGCCTGCTGTGCCTTCGTCACCGTCTTGCCGAGGGCATCCCACATCTCGGACGCCAACAAGGAGCACGCAGCCCCGAGCACTGTGCGATCCCCGAGTTCGTCACGGAAGAGCGTGCGGAGTTCGCCGGTCTTCCACAGCGGGTTCGAGACGACGGTATCGCGTATCTGCTCCCCGAAGCCGAACTTCTTCGAGCCATAGGCGAACGTCATCGTCGGTGACTTCGCGAGCGAGCGATCCACGAGGCCGGAGTTCAGCCACAGGCGAGCGTACTGATTGTCCACGGCCTGCGCTTCGAGCGAGGTCTTCACGAAGTCAGCGACGGCACGGTAGATGTCCTTCGGGCGCTGATTCGGTGCGACGTTCACTGAGACGGCACCGACTTCATCACGGAACATGGCGCTGAGATGCTGTAGGCCGTTGCAGGAGCCATCCTGCGCGACCGGCAAGGCACAGACATGCTTCGGGTCATACTTCGCGTCGTGGAAGTCTGTCCAGGCGTAGCAGGCGGCGAGCGTCATAAAGGGCGAGTCAGCATCCATCCACCAACTGTGCGCGAACGGGTCTGCCGCCGCTGCCAGGATGCTCGGTGTGTTCGCTTGAACCCATGACACGCGCTCTTCCCGCGTCATCGTGTTGGCCTTCACGCCATCGAGCTTGTCGATGCAGTTCGCGAGATGCAGCGCGAGGAACGAGGCCCCGCCTGAACCCATCGGCGTCCCCTCTGCGAACTGAAGCACGGCCTTGCCGAAGTCATTCCCCTGCGGAGACAGGTGCTCGCACTGAGGATACACGCGCCCTCGAAAGTCGAGGGTGTGCGGAAACCAGATGGCCGAGTGCTCCACGAATCGGCGGGCCGTGCCTGCAACACGCATCGGAGCGATACAGTCGAGCTTCCGCTGATAGTTCTCTTCATGTGCTGCGTGCGCGAGCTTCTTCCACGCCTTCAGGGACTCCGGCTTCGTGTCCATGTCAGGTGTCCGCTTCGGTATCGGCACCGGCTCGAAGGCCGGGAGGCCCGCACGCGCCCCGCCGAGTTTAATCAACGCTTCAGCCACTTCGAGTACGCGGGTGTTGATTTTCCAGGGTGTGTTCTGAATGGCGTTCAGGCTCTCGTAGACCACCGGCATTGCTTCGCGATCCTTGATGCCGCACGCCTGCACGCCGCGCACGAGCTTCCACTTCGCGTTGAGCGCATAGCGGTAGCCTCCGTCTGAGCCGTGCGACCAGGGCATAGGAGGAACGACCATCGGCAACTGTGCGGGGTGCATGTCGGCAAGCCGGTTGTCACGCTTGTTGATCCAATCCAGCGTCTCCTGACCGGCCTTCAGGAACATGCGCGTCTTCCGCATACTCGTCCCGCGTGACGGGTCACGGATCGCCTCACGGAACACGACTTCCGGGTTCGCCTGCATGAACACTTCGATGGCCTGCACGCCGAGCAGCGTCCGGTCCCTGTTCGAGAGTACAAGGTCGCTCATATCCACTTCCTGCATGATCTCGTTCTTCCCCATGATCGCGAGCAGGCTGCGACTCATGTGCGTGTACGACTTCGTGTTCATGCGGGACAGCGCCCGCCGAAAGCCGTCCTTGTCGTGGAGCTTGAAGCGCCGGTAGCGCATCTCGTCGAAGCAGAGCGCCGAGATACCGAGGGCGACAAGCCGTACCTCATTGCCGTGCTGGAAGAGTGTCGAGAGGATGGTCTTCGCGGTCAGATACGCAAACTCGTCGAAGCCCACTCGTGCGGCCCAAGTGTGGATCAGGGGACGAGGGCCGGGAATGCCCTCCCGCTGCTCTGCGTTGGCTTCCAGGAGGAGCACCATCCGAGAGAGGCAAGTCCCGAGCAGATACTTCGTCGAGCCGGAGTGTGATCCGCGTCCTCCCTTTCTGGCAGCTTCGAGTTGCTTCTTGAAGCGATGCACCCCGGTTCCGATGGCTTCCTCTTCCAATTCACGCTGCGTATCGAGCAGGTACGACAGGTCTTCCGTAGTCACTTCGGGTGCCGTCATGGTCAGAGAGAGCGGAGAGTGACAAGTAGATCGCGGAGAGTTCCGAACGCTTCCAGGGTGTAGCCCTTCCCATCTTCCTCTCGAAGAATTGCAGCGCGTGACCTTCCAATGAAGAACAAGTAGAAAGTCGCTAGGCGCTTGCTCTTCTTCGCGAATGCGTCGTTGATGTGTGAGACAAGTTCGTCGGTCAGCGAATTGTCACGCCCGAATCTGCTAGGGTGATTCTGAAGGCTCCTAGCTTGCGAAACACTGATGAAGTCGTTGATGGCTTTCCCCTGAGGATGTGAAACGGAAACAGTAGTCAGTGACTAGCGCACAAGCAATAGGTTCTCACACTCTCCCCCTCTAATAACCGATAGGCGTCTTCAGTCTGCTCTTAGGTAACTAAGTCCCCCAAGTCCTTCAGGTATCTCTTAGGTGTTCTAAGGGTGTGCTTCTTTCTCGCTTCGCTCGTTGATGGATGTGGCGATTGCAGTCTCCTACAGGCTCCTTCAGGCTCCTTCAGTCCCTTCAGGTACTAGATATAGGCTTCATTGGGGCGATTTCTGCACAGAGGACTCTGAACCGTCAGAACCATGTCGTATCGCGAACGTCCCGGCGAGAAGGCGATGCCCTACTCAACGGTATTGCCTATTTCACTTTCGAGGGGGGTGCCGTTCGTTTAGTCCTGACGCTGCAACGAGTTAGGCCCTCTTCGATCCCGCGAAAATCTGGGTGGGGTAGGGAAGAGGCTTTTCCTGCGTCATCAGAAAAGCGAGGTGAGGCAAAAAGCGAGGTGCGTTCGTGCGCGTGTGTGCGTGCGCCAGCGCACTCGCGTTTATATGTGTTTCGGGTTTTGTTCAGTTTCGGGTTTTCTTCGGTTTCGGGTTTTCTTCGCTCCCACTCTCGGCTCCCGCCCTCTCGGCTCTGTGTGGAAGAGGCTTGCTCTAGTGGTCCCTGCGTTCGCTGTAGGCTCGCTGTAGCCTCTTGCTAGCGTCTCCCTATGTCCTAGCCTTCCCTCCCTGCGTTCGGGCTTCAGAGAGGCTATTACAGGCGAGAGATGAGAGCGGAAACAACGAAGCCCGGAACCTGGAAAGGCTTCGGGCTTGCTCGCTTGCTTAGTTGTGGTAGAGTTTCCCGTCGTCACCTGCGTATAAGTCAAAAGCTCCGTATGGCTTGCAATCGGCTGTGAGTGTGTCGCCTGCGTCACCTAAGCCTCTATCCCAAAAGCCTGTACCGTGGTCGTTCTGCGTTAGAAAGAGGTTGTGTCCTGCGTCTTCGTCCGACATTCCAACAGAGCGCCACAACTCCCGAGACTGTTGCACGAAGTCCACACACTGTTGTCGGATTGCCGCAACAGTTTCCGGGCTTAGGTCTGAAGCTTCGTAGGTGTCGGGCTTGCCCTCTTCAGTGTAGGTGAGCCATAGAGCGCACGCAGTGAAACCCTGTACTACGTCTTCAGTCCCTTCCGTCTCTTCGTTGTCTTCAGTCACTTTGTAGGCTTCCGGGTAAAGAGAGGGAGAATAAAGGCGAACAACAGAGCCGTAGCGAACACAGAGCCGAGAAAGGCGAGCACACAGAATAACAGAGCGAGCATATCGGAAACTCGCATCACTCTAACTCCGATAGGCAATCTTCGCAGACTTCCGGTTCTCCCTCTTCGTTCGTCTCGTCTGTACTGAATACCGGGTGCGGCTCGTTCCCGTCTGCGTCTCTCGCACATCCCGTATCTAGCAAGCATCCGAAGCGAGAGTAGCTACAGTATTCGCAGTGTAGGGCTGCGTCGAAAGCGTATCCGATAACTCGCGACATATTCAGTAGCCTCCGAACGTGCCGCGAGTCTGCCCACTAATCCACGAAGCTACAGCTTCCGCTCCGAGAGTGTGCGCGAGAGTGTCCAGCAAGTGAAACCGCATATCCATTCCACAACCTCCGACCACTACAGCCGTTTCAGCCTTGTTCAACTTCCATCCGAGTGCATACGCGACGAGCCAGGACACGTTAGAAACTCCGACAGTCTCGGACTGCGTGCCGTCTGCGAGTGTGTCAGTCCGAGAGTAGGGAAGGTAAACCGCAATGTGTCGCGACATTCCAGACGCAGAAACGTGCATAACTTCCGCATGGAACTTCCTATTCACTCCGTCCTGCGTCTCTCTACGAGCCTTCAGGTTGTTGATACACTCTACCTTCCGGGCTTCGCGTTCTTTCTTCGTCTGCGTCATTAGGCTACAGCCTCCGTATAAGTGAGATACTGCGCCGCTTCGCGTTCCAGCGTTTCCAGTTTTCCAGCAGAGAAAGATAGAGCGTTAGCAGAGACGAGCACACCTACGGCTAGGCCCTTAGAGCGGAGCAGTTCAGCCGAACGACGAGCGGAGTAGCTTGCGCCTGCGTAGTACAGGGCGCGAGAAAGGCTATCCGAAGTGACCACGTAGAACGTAACAGAGAACGCAGGAACCGGAACGCGAGTGTGGTACTTGTTCGTACGCAGGATAAACCGTAGAGCGTTCTTTAACTCGTCTCTTGTCTGTGTTTTCATCACTTTGACGTATCCGGGAAAAGAGAGGCGAGCGAACGAACGTATTCCAGTTGTACGAGCAGGTGTTTGCGGGCTTCCTTTACTGCGTTCCAGGAAGCATGCCCTTCCCTGTAGGCTAGCGTGATATTCTCTACCTCTACGGCTGCGGTGTGCGCAGTCCTGCGAGCGTCTGCTAGTCCGCCTGCGAGTGTGTTTAACTCTGTGAGTTTCATTAGATAGCCTCGCCCTCTTCGTCGTTCTCTTCGTCGTTCTCTTCGTCTGCGTAACTCTCGTTATACTCGTCCTCAGCTTCGCGATAGCTACGGGATACGGCTGCGAGCTTCCCGTATTCTTCCAGGTAAACGAAGCCTAGATAATCATATCGGAGTAGTGCGGCCCTACTCTCTCCGATATGGAAGAGAATGTAATATCCGTGGGGCATATCTTGTTCTCCGTGCTCGTCTGCTGCGTATTCTGTGTGCATGTCCAGACGTTCAGAGAGCGCATTATCATACTTATAAGAGTCTGCGGAAGTCTTCGAGAGCTTCGTCGCTTCGCGTGCGGTGGGGTACGTCTCTTCAGTCTGCGTATCCATTAGTAGCGAGCCTCTTCCGGGTTATTCAGTAGTGTGAGGTTGTACTCTGCGATAGTGAATGGAACCTGCGAGAGAGTCGCTATCTCTTCGTCCGTACAGTTGAAACCGTAATCCTGGAACCGGAGGGCTGCGCGAGCCTGCTCATCTGTGACTTCGCGATAGTCTCGCGACATCAGTAGAAGTGCAACGCAGGCGAGCATATCGCCTGTAGCCTCTTCGCGTACTTTCTTTCTCAACTCTCGCAGCATATTAGCACGCTCGTTCCGCTCGTTCTCTTCCTCTTCCTTTCGGATACGCTCGTTCTCTTCCTCTCGGATACGCTCGTTCTCTTCCGCCTGGAACTCGCGTTCTTTCTCGGCTTCGTGTGCTGTGTAGTTGTGTGCTGCGAGTCTCGCAGAGTCTCTATCGCTGTAGCTATGGCTGTACGCGAGCGTGATACACTCGCCTCCGTCCGACATACGGTATCCGACAATAAAACCGCGAGAGCGAGAGAGCCGAGCCACTACAGGAACGAACACTTTGAAGCCCTCTTCGTCTCCGTAATATCCCGTAGTTCCTCTATAGGCTTCGCCTGCGTCTTCTACTCGCAGGCTACAGCCGTAGATCCCTCGCGTATCTAGAGAGACGTTCGGTTCCTTCCCTGAAGCTTTGTAATAGCCTCCCACTGTGGGACTCTTCGTGTCTGTTGCGGGCTTGTCTGCGAGTGTCGGAACTCGATAGGCTCCGAGAACGAGTCTCCCTCCCTTAGTTGGATCGGAGAGGAAAGAGGGAGCAAGCTTGTTAGTCATGTAGCGTCTCTGTGTGTGGATGAAAGGAAGACAATTCAGCCCGTAGAGCCTTTAGAGTATTCAGACTCTCGCTTATGCTTTCAGCAAGCTCTGTAGCGTTGTCGTTGCTAGATAAGTTGTATCCGCTCGGAGTGTGTTCGAGCGTAGTGAACAACTCGCTACACTCGTACTTCAGGTGTTCGGCTTCCTCTCCGATAGTGCGGAGTAGCTTGCGATATTCGCTCGTCACTTTGACGTACCTCCCTCTACAGCCGTCCAACCTTTCGCGTACTTCCGGGCTTCGTCTACGTCTGCCTGGTACTGTCGCAGGCTTCGCACACACTGTGTTCGGACTTCAGGTGATGACGTGCGATCTAAGAGGGCTTCAGTTTCCGCAATTTTCTGCGAGAGCAGCGCGAGGGAGAGAGGCGACATTAGAAGAGTCTCTGTTTAGGAAGCGAACGCGAAGACGGAGGGACGGAGAGCGATATAGGAAAGTCTTTCTCCGCTCGTCACTTGCCACACTCTCTAATAAGCGCGGCTCGCGTTGCGGGCTTCGCGTTGTCGCAGGCAGTTTTCAGGCGAACAAGAGAGGCCTCCAGGGAGTGGCGAACTCTTTCCCGGCTCTTCGCATCTTCGTGCAACAGAGTAGCGAGCGACAACAGAGCGAACGAAGAGAGAACGAACGTCCGAAGAGGCTTATGCATATCGGAGTCTCTGTTTAGGAAGCGAACGCGAAGACGAACGAAGCAACGAAGAGGGAGCCTACTGCGACACCTGAAGCGATACGGGAGAGGCTGGACACAGGTGAGAACCGGAAGAGAGAGGCTAGCAACTCTGGACGGAAAACCCTAGTGCATGTAGTGTGCCACTAGCTTCCGTAGAGTGAGAGGCTACCTAGAGGCTAGCCACAGTGTGTCGCAATCTGCGAGACTTCGGGCAACTTGCGACAGTGTAGCTATCTAGCGCCTCCCTTAGTGCGAGCCGAGAGGAAGCCTCTAGGTAGTCTGTAGGGATACGCAAGGGAGCGTGCGGGCTTCCAGTAGTGCGAGCCTCTAGGAAGCCCGTAGGGAGCCTGTAGGAAGCCTCTAGGGAGCGTGCGGGCTTCCAGTAGTGCGAGCCTCTCGGAAGCCTCTCGGAAGCCTCTCGGAAGCCTGAAGGAAGCCTCTCGGAAGCCTGAAGGAAGCCTCTCGGAAGCCTGAAGG